AGAAACCATCAAAGTTGAATTGAAGAACACAAAACGTCAGCTGACATTTTCAAACGAGGACGGTGACGAAGTTGACATGGACCGACTCCGAAGCGGACAGGAATTTTGGCGATTGTCTCGCCGTGAATCATCTGCAGTGTCGCGAACAGTCACAATCTGCATTCAGACTTCAACACCGTCAACGAAGTCATCAGAGCAATGCTTGTGGCGGGGAATGGTTGCTGTTGTTGCTGCAGAAATTCTTGAGGAAGCCGGTCACAGTGTCGAAATTCATACCATCGGCAAGAACGAACTGACAAACGGTGTCCACGTCAGTCATGTTTGCCTGAAACGCACCAGCGAACCAATGGACCGATCGTCGCTGATCAATGCTTTGTCGGGTTGGTATCACCGATCAATGCGGTTCGCACAAATATTCAAAACGCAAACCCACAAAAGTGATTCACTGCCGATCGTGCAAATCATCGGTGACGATATTGACCGAGTGACCCCAGACGATGAACGAATTTTTGTGTCAGACGTTTGGAACAAAGATGACGCGGTCAGAATGATCACTGAGGAAATCAACAAGCTTGCACTGTAAGTCGGTCGACGATGGAACCCGGTATTTCGCCGGGTTTCTTTTCTCTCTCATGAAATGAAAGAAGTCAGGAACATGATTTTCAAAACAGCACCAACGCAGATCACAAATCAGATCAAAGCCGAAATCTGTTTCCTTTACTCGGGAGGCAAGGTCAAAATTGAAAACATAAAATTTACCGGCAACCAAGGACAACCAATTTTTGTGAACGAGGATCACCCCGAAATTTCAGAAGCCATTTTGAAAGCTGCCAAGGATCATGCGTTGGCAAACCTAATCACGAACACGAAACTGTCTGAACTGCCAACGCTTGAAGTCGACTTCTCGCGAGTGTCAGCAATTCGCATTAAAGCTCCCCACATGACCGTCAGACTGCGTTCGATTGCAGTGAAGGTGAACAACTATGAATTGTTGATCGAAACGTTTGACGGTACGTGCAACGCTTCCAAGGTCACCGCGATTTATTTGAAAGAAACCGTTGGAACCTTCAATCTTCGAAATGGTGGACAATCACTCGAAATTGACATGAACTGTTGAAATTCTTTTGGGAAGTTCACCAGCGAAAACACTGGCAAAACGTGGACTTCCCAGTTTTCTTTTCTCAAATGACCATTTTTAGATCCTTCGGACTGGTGTTTCGGTCACCCCTGACCGATACTGTTTGTGTCAGACGAACGAAACACAACCCGAAAGCGAAGCAATGAAAACACCTTCAACGAGTCACAACGGTTTCAAAGTCGGTGACAAAGTCGAAAACTTTTATGATGAAGTTTTGGAAATTGTTGAATTCGATGAAAACAGTCATGGTGAAGCTGTTGCCGTTCTTTCTGACAACTCTGTCGAAGACTTAAGCGAACTGGTTAAAGCGTAAACCCCAAAGACAAAGAAAGTCAAAACCATGTCACTGCCAAAAGCCACCAAGCGGAACAGCAAAACAATCGAAGGCCAGTTGTGGCACTTCAAAGCCGATCGATATTGGGCACCGGACACCTGCAGCGGAAGCATGGAACGAGCAACCATCTGTACTCGATACGAAGACGGACGCACGATGACCGGAGGATCTCGCGAACGCTGTCAATCGATCATTGCCGAACGAATCATCGACGGCACATACTGATATAATAAAAGAACCGCCCCGGTGAACTGTCGCCGGGTCCACTCTGTTCTCAAATGTAAAGAATGAGAAAACATGTCATCTTCAATTGCCAAAAAACTTGCTGACAAAGCTAACACAAAAACAGAGCCACATATCATCGTCGAAGCGTTGGCGGGGACTGGCAAAACCACAACACTGATCGAAGGGTTGAAAGCGTTACGTGGTCTGGACACCAGTATCAAACCAAGCGTGCAACAGAAAGCCGTTTGGGAACAGATGATGGCGGGACCAGAACCTGCATCGGTCAACTTTGTGGCATTCAACAAACTGATTGCAAAAGAACTTTCGCGAAGAGTGCCAACCGGTTGCGATGCAATGACAATGCACGGCATGGGAAACCGAATTGTGCGTCAAAGCTTCAATCTTCGAAACGGTGGTGTCAACGGTTTCAGGGTTGGAGATATCACCGAACGAATCAGCCTTGAAAGCAATGGCAAAAACAAGTGGGATCTGAAACGGTATGAAGCCGATTTCTTCCAAGGTGTCGACAAGCTGGTTGGACTGTGCAAGGTTAATCTGACCGAGCCAACTGCTAAAAATCTCGACAAGCTTGTGAGTCACTACGATGTCCATTTGAACGGTTCAAAGTCAAAAACGTATGACTACGTTCCGCAGGTTCTTGAACGATGCAAAGACGTGGACGAAGATGGCGAAATGGATTACAATGACATGATCTGGTTGCCGGTTGTTCTTGACTTGCCTTGCATGAAATACGATTTCCTGATTTGGGACGAAGCACAAGACGGGAACCGATGTCAGCAAGCACTAGCCAAAAAATGCGGACGTCGTCTCATGCTTTGCGGGGACCGTCATCAGGCAATCTATGGTTTCGCCGGTGCCGATCATGAATCAATGACCCGCATGGAACAAGAGTTGAGCGAAACTGATTCAGGTGTTGTTGTGTTACCACTGACAACAACGTATCGGTGCGGATCTGCTATCGTCAAAGAAGCACAAAAGATCGTCAGCGGTTTGGAGGCTCATGAATCAACTGGAACAGGAATCGTTTCGGAAGATGTCTTCGACGTGGACTCTGAAAAGAGATACCTAAGCCGCGCAGAAAACGGTGACATGATTCTGTGCCGCTGCAACGCACCATTGATCAGCGAATGTTTCAAGCTTCTGAAACGCGGTGTGAAAGCAAACATCCAAGGACGTGATGTCGGACAAGGTCTGGTTGCAACAATCAAACGGCTGTTCAAGAACGAAGCTAAGAAAGCCAACATTTCAAACGCCAAAAAGTGGACTGAGTTCTTCAAGACTTTGCGAGTCATTGACATGGTTCAGAAGTTGGCCGAAATGACACACAACGAAGTCGAAAAGGAAATGAAGAAACGCGGTACCAGTGAATTGAAAATTGCGAACCTGCAGGACAAGGAAATGTGTTTGAATTTCTTTTCAGAGGGTTGTGACCAAGTCAGTGAAGTTGTTGACTCGATTGAAGAGATCTTCACCGATAAAACAACAACAGGCATCCTGCTGTCATCGATTCACAAAGCTAAGGGACTTGAAGCCGATCGAGTATTCTTAATTGAGCCAGGCAGTGCAACAGTACCACACCCGATGGCAAAGCAAGATTGGGAAATGGAGCAAGAATGGAATCTTCGTTATGTCGCAATCACACGAGCCAAAAAAGAGATTGTTTATGTGGCCTAATCTTTAACTGTGAAAGCCTTCTGTCGGGATAGGCTCCGACATTTTAACTTTTGATCTGGAGCGATAAAAATGGGTTTCAATGTAGTCGAAAAATGTGCCAGGGGCGGATTCTCGAATCAAGTTCACACAACCAAAAATGTTACCATCTGTTTAACTGACAAAAAGAAGGTGTCCAAATCATTCCAAGTAAGTCTTGGATCGCAGGTATGTAAAGAATTGGGATGGGACACGAAACATTATTTGATTGTTTCCTCAGGCACAGGAAAAGACGTGGGTAAGATTGGTTTGAGTTTAGGAAGCTCAAAAACTGGATACAGTCTTTCAAAATCGGGTAAGTCTTCAAGACTATCAATCAAAATGTCAATCAAAAACCTGCCTTGGATTGAATCGCTTTTGATTGGCAACAAAGGATCTGTTGTTGTTGACTATGTAATTCATCAAGACACTTTGATTATTACGATTGATACCAATGTGACTGAAGGAGGTTGAAATGTCAGGACAATTAAAAGTGTTCACGTTCATGTGTGATGGTTTTTGTATTCAGGCAACAGCGGTTGTCATTCACACCGATCCAAACGAAGCAAGAACAATTGCAACGTCTGCATTGGCGGCAAAAGATATTGGACACGAACAGCTGACAACACTGCAACTGATTGACTGTATGCCATTTATGTTGGAAAAAGCCGTTTACTGTAATAACGGAGACATGTGATGATTTGGATTGTTGTTTGTGTTGCTATACTATCTTTGGTTTTGTTGACGTGTATTATAGTTATTGACTCAAAACCTATTGGAGTGGATTGATGCTGTTGTTTCGCTTGTGTCTGAATGTTCTGTTTCTCCTTCTTTCACCAGTGTGGATTCTGCCTGTCTTGCTGGTGTTTCTATTTGAAAACGGTTTCACAGTCGCTTGTGAGAATCTCACTGGATCATTCATTGGCAAGGAACTTAATTAATGAGAAAGAAGAAACTTAGGAAACTGATTCGCACACCAAAGATCGAGTTTGCCTGGACGAAGCGTCGACACAAAATCAGGCAACTGGCCAAAGAGTATTCGGAATCAACGACGAACAGGAACGACGCGATGACGAGTGAAACGACAGTTACCGCAGATCCTCTGTGCGGACAGTGCAACGGTACTGGAATCGTCACGCGACCGTATATTCTCGGCACGCCTTACCAATGCGTGCATTGGCACTGTGATTGCAGACGTGGTGTTGAAATAGCAGAACAACAGGAGCGGCGGGTTGAAGACAGCCAAAACACTGACAAACGGGTTTTGGCTGTGACTATGTCGCATCAAACGGCATACAAAGCCCAGATTGACCGTCTAAGGGCCTCAAACGCTCAAGATGACACCTTGCCCGTGTAACTCATTTGAAGCCGTTACAGGGCCTGTGAGAGCGTCTGAGAGCGTCTGAGAAGCAAAGAACCCCCCGAAACCGGTTAGTGGGCCAACAATAGCCAGAATCGGAGGGCCTGTGAACGGCTCAACACTACGGGAGCGACGTCGCAGCGTTGAGAGACACCGGAGAAACCATGAAACTCCGGTGTCTTTGCAGTGGGGGGAGTTGACACCCCCACCACACCGTTTCAAATCACAAATTCGAATCACTTTTGAAAACGTCTCTCTCGTTAGGTTGTTTCTCAATGGCGGTTTTGTCGTAAACAACTGTTCCGATAATCACTAACAGAATCGTAATCATGATCAAATGAATTGACTTGGTATCGAACACAGAGGCATGGTTTAAATCATTCCGAATCGTCATCAGTAGTTTGTCCTTTATTTTTCCGCTCGTCACGGAGTTTGTTTTTCATGTAAATCTTTGCCAAACCGAAAGCGAATTCAATCAAAGCGTTTCCACCAAGACCTGACAGAATCGCAAACACGACTGCAAAGATTTCGTGTCCCGGTCCGAGATAGTATTGAATGAACAATCCAGCAGAGATTGAAAACAAACCACTGTTCAAGACAGCCGTCCAGAATGCTCTCCGGTCAAGATTAGCTCCGCTTCTCAACAGTGCTGCTACACCCGCCAAAGAACCAAATCCTCCAAAGATAAGACACTTCCATAGGATGTCTATGTTCTGTTCAGGCATTGTTACTATTTCTGCTTTCATCTCAATTCCGGTTCAACAGGGACTTGAGACCATCCAACTACTGTAGATCCCCTCGGATTCATTATCATTGAACAACCAGTCTCCTGATTGTTATCAAGTCGCGTTCCAAAACTTCGTTTCCATTCAACAAGACCATCTGACCAACGTGTTGCAGACATGTAATTTCCTGATGGACTGGTCTGAGCAAATCCGGTGTTTTTGTTTCTGACTCTCACGAGGACATACGTGAAGATTGACGAGATGTATCGTGACCATGATCGTGCAGCAGAACCAGGATTGTTAGGATCAACTTCAAAGGATCCAGTACATCCGTTAGTGTCTGCAAGTTTGAAACTGTCTAATGAACTATTGAGACTTGCATAGTTGATTTCAAGTGTTTGGGCTTTTTCCCACTCCATCATTGATTGAACGATTCCAGGTGAGACATTAGGTGTAAAAAAAGAATCATAAACGTTGTCAAAACTAACGTTGTTAGTTGGTCCATACCTCAGATCGTCTGCAACTCCGAACGTATCACCTAGTGCCGTTTCAATGTCTTCAACTGACGCATCAAATGGCAACCATTCTGTGTACTGTCCTGCTCTTGGAAATTGATAAGAACCAAGACCAATCGCAAACTCTGTTGATTCGTCATACGGTACTCTCCATGATGTCGGTAAAGCAAAATCAACTCTTCTAGTCTCGTAAGTAAAACCAAATCTACTTTTCCACGGATTGTCTGTAATCCCACCAGGATGAAGAATTGTCCAACCCTGTGTTCCTTTCATAACTGGATATTCTCTTGCCTCATTCTGGTTGAACTGATGAACTGTTGAGATTCCACCTGAATATGCTCTTTCTGTGTCTCCAATAATAAACGGACTGTTCATTGAAACTTCGTCACCAGTGTCCCAAATTGAAACCCATGGATCATATTTGCTGATTGAAATTGGTTGGTTGTTTGCATTAGCAGGAGTGTCTTCGGGGATGCTGTAATACCCGATATCCACATCCAGTGATCTGAACCCGTTGAAATCGTTTCTCTGTTTGACAACATGAAGAGACGGAATCGAACCACCGTCCACCGGGAATGGATTGTAGTCAGCTCCGACGTAGCGTGTGCTGGTAGCCTGATCAAACCGGAACCATCTGTTGATCAAACTCAATTCAAGATCGTAGATGTACCAACCCAAATAATCATCTCTGGTCAGAAGAATCATGTCCTGTGCAAACCTGAGATTCATTTTGATTCCATGTGCCTGTCGAATCTCTGTTGAATTCATATCTTCAAGGTTCTGTCCATCCCATCGGTAAACATTGTGAACCCCACTTACTGTCCCTGACTCTCTTTCAAACCGTTGATTTAGAACAATGTTTCCGTCTCCTGAAATGCAAAATTGTGATCTTCTGTAAGTGTCAAAGAATGCCGTTGTTCTTGGTTGTTCTCTTGACGTGTAAGGAATCAACGTGTCGCTGTCATGGAGGGTGAGATAACCGACAATTCTCGAAGTCAATGGTTCTGGTTCTGTGTAAGAATCTTCGAGAGATGCCCATACAAACTGCTGATCAGCATTCTGCCATGTAATGTGAATTTCCAACCAGTCTTCAGACAATGGTCCACCAGAAACATTTGCTTCAAATATTGCCGCTACGTTATCGAAAATCGCTTTGACTGCGTTCGCGTCATCAGTGTGATTGAATGACACAGTCTGTTCTGGTAATCCACTCCATGCAGGAATCCTGAAATTGTAAAAAGTTGTTTCAGGGAGTACCTGTGGAATTATGCGATACTTTTGAATGTTGGTGACTGCTTCAAATGGATTCAAACAGATCACCGAAGATTGTGGAGTCCTTGATTGAGTTGAAAGAAGACCACCACTGACTTCACCGATCATCGCTCGTGTTCCACTCACACCAAGCGTAGAGATCGTGTAACTGTTTCCTGATCCATTTGCATCATAAGGAACACCAACAACATTTGGATCTCCAGCAGAAACGTGACGCACTCCGAATCCGCCAGAAACATCATTCTTAGGAAGAGAAATGTAACCCATGTTTCCTGAGGAAAGAGATGAACTACCATTTTCCATATTGATGTACTTGACACGCGATTCCCAGGTTACAAATTGGTTTTGACTTAATGGAGTTGCCCAAATAGATGTACGACCTGGAAAACGGGCGGATGGTGAAGCATCTGAAATTCTCACCTGATTAGTTGCGTGAATGTCGTCCCTGTTAGACTCCACATAATAATGAACTGGAAGAGTGTTATTCAAAATCGATGTAGTGATTCTGGTTGTTGTAATATGTCTGTTTTGCAAAGTTCCAAACAACTGGCCGATATGTTCCCATGAAGTTATACCGGTAGCCCGATTGAATCCTTTGATGTTAATGCCACCGGGTACTTCATCAATGCACCGGCAACAGTTTCCCATAATCATATTCATGGTTTACCGTCCGTTGCATTACAATTTGCGTCAGTCAACATCCATTTGCCTTGATTGTCTTTGTAAGTCGCTTCGACAAATGTCCCAGATGAAATATCAGTGTCCCGTCGTGAGAAAACTTCCTGAGTTGTGCTGGTATCGGCTAAAGAACCGTCTGACGAATCAACGATGTAAATGTTAACATCCGCTGACGGTTGCGAGGACCAAGCTAAATCAGGATCAGTCGATGCCGCCAAGTCTGCTGCAAGGTAACCAATGATGACAGGCGGGACGTATTCAATTTGTTCTTCGCGTTCCTCAATAGGTGACGAACCACGCTTCCGGTTTTTTGCTTCTTTGACCAGTTGAACCAACTGAGCCACGAAACCTGAATCAAGTTTGACGAATCCCATTAGTCTTCCAGTACATCAATGTCCACGAGCGTTGAAGCAGTGTCTGAAATGAAAAACAAATCAGCAGTGGGATTGAGTCTGAAGCAGAAAGTTTCGCTTGGTTTGATTCGACCACCGTACACACCGGTTGAGTATCCCCACCGAACGATCGCGGTTGTGCTTGTGTTACGCAAAACACAAACTCCCTCTGTCGTCAGTTCGCCAAACGTGGATACTGTCTTTTCTCCCGTACCAACCACAACTGTTGACGAAAACTTTCCAATTCCGGTTTTTGTGATGGTCTGTGAACCGGGACTGATGTTGATTGGAGTTTCATTCGCAAGGCTGGTTGAAATTGTAATGTTGAGTGAGATTGTCATTGGTATTCCTTAGCTGAAAAATGGTGAAAGAACTGAAAAGTCCAAAGGGATTTCAGGTTCAACTTCGATTTTCAAAATGTCGTCGGAGTTTGTGATAGTAGTTTGAGACATTGCAGATCCTGCAGACGTCAACGGGACTTCTTTCGAAACGCTGACACCGTTACCGTCTCTGATGGGATAGATTGCAAATCCACCAGGCTCAAGAATCGACGGTAACCGTTCATAGCGACCAACATTTGGAATGTAACGCTTCCAGTCTTTTCTGAAGTGAAATTCAAACGTGAATTCTTTGAAGGTCACTCCGTTTCTGACCTGTGCTTCAGACAGTCCGCCGAACTTATACCGTGCTTTCTTTTCTGCGACCGACAACCCGCGAAAACTGAAACCAGATTTATTGATTGAATCAGGCCAGGTGTCTATTGCAGCAATAGGGATATCGGACACGTTTTTTCTGATCTTGGCAATTGGTCGCGTACGGTCTTTTGAGAACGGCCTGACGGGTGTGAAGGCTGTGTTGACGATTATGTTGCCCTCTCCGTCAGTGTTGACAAGTTCTTCGTAACCTTCACCAACCCACGAGATCCTTGCTTGTTCCGCTAGTGGGTTTGTGTTTGTTGGTATGCCGAAACCCTTCTCCGTTGTGTAGTCAGCTTTCACCAACCAATACAGACCAAGCTTGCCTCCTGTGATGCTGTCTTTCGTCGGTCCTTTATTGTCGATCGGTTTGACGTTGAGACCTTGACATACTGCATCAGGATCTTCCCAGTGAAAGCTGCCGACTTGTGGCAACCCAACTGCAGAGCCTGCAACATATGCTGTGTTGTCTCTGTCAGTTAATACTTTCCACACATGCGTGTATGTTCTAACGCCGGACTGGTTGTTACCTTCCTGCATGTCTTCAACGTGACCAATCAATCGTGATGGCATTAGTTCACTGCTCCTTGTACTGGTACACCTTCAGTTGCATCAACAAGCCGTCCCAACAATGACGCGGACTCTTCAAGGTTGTCAGCGTTCTGAGCTGAGTTTGGATCAATACCAGCTTCAGCTAGTAATGCGTTTTTGGACTTGCCCCTGTTCAGTTCGTCTCTGATTCTGTCACGTTGTTCCTGTGCAGCTTTCAATTGTGATTTCGTCACATCAATGTCCCTCTGTCGATTGGCAACAAGTTGATTGTTCCCAGTGATCCCTGTTGCAGCAGACAAAGCACCAAGCAACCCGCTGTGTTTGGTGATTCTTGACACTGCAATGGCTTCCTCAACCGATTTCAATCTTTTGTTTTCGCTTAACTGTCCTTGTTTGCCTGAAATGTTTTTGTTGGATTTGTCGAGTTGAAACTGCAGGAACTTTCTTTTGTCTTCACCACTTAAACCGGCAGCAGTGGACATAACATCGTCACCACGTTTTTGGGTTTTCTTGTTGAGTTCATCGGTCAGATTTTTCGACCGTGCAAGTTCGTCATTTAAGTCACGAATTGCGGGATTCAGTTTGTAAATTGCGATGGACAGAATACCAATCCCGGCAATAGCAGCACCTGCAAGACTTGCTTTCCATAACCACGTCACTGTGGTCAATGTTCGAAATGCACCAATCAGAGTTGGAATCACACTGACCATCGTACCGAGACCAAGAGCTAACGGACCAAACGCTGCAGCAGCACCAGCAGCAATCAGAAGGTAATCCTGGGTTTCATCGCTTAGGTCTGAAAACCAATCGACAAGACCTGTTAGAACGTCTGTCAGACGGCTTAAAATCGGGACCAGCTTCTCTCCGATGTTCTCAGCTGCAACCTGCATTTTCGTTCTGAGTTGTGCCATCGCAAAACTTGCATTCGAAACACCTTCTGTTTGTGCTTCAAAAGCATCAGTCACCGCATTTGTTGGGTCCTTCATTGCCTCCAATTTTTGGGCGAACGTTTCAGCCTGTGAACCGGTCAACGCCAACACTGCTGTCAGTGCTTCAGATGAACCAAACATTTTCCCAAGTATATTTGTGTCTCCTTCAGCTTCAGCACCAAGCAACGCCAGACTGTCTTTCAATCCTGTTGAGTTGAAAACGGTTTGTCCAAGAGACTTGCCAACTTCCTCGGAGAACTTTGAAAGGTCTTTCAACGCTAGTCCAAGTTCCTTCATTTTCTTTGTGTCGTTTTGTTTGGTCGCTTCAGCAAGTTCCATTCTTGCTTTCTTGATTCTTTCCTGTACTTCAAACCATTGCTTGGAAAACTTCGTTTCAACCAGTTTTCCCTGTTCTTTTAGTTTGTTCGTGACTTGTCCTAATGCTTCCCCCATTTCTGCGGTTGGTTTCAACATTGCCTGGAACGCAGCTTTGGCCTGTGTCGTAACTTCAGCAGCGTTGCCGGTCACACCAGTCAAAGTTGCGAACGTTGCAAACAGTTCTTCCTGCGTTACACCAAGGGCAGCCGCCATCGGTGTGACTTTGCCGATTGCTGCAGCAAGTTGTGGGAAGTCTGTCTGTCCAAGCTTCACTGTCATGAACGCAAGATCAGCAGCTTTCTGGACGGCAACTTCAGTTGTGTCCCCGTAACCTTTGGTGACAGCAGAAGTCAGAGCGATTGCCTGTTCCGTTGTGGCTAATCCTGCAGTCGCTGCCCGTGCATTGATGGCAAGAACACCAGACGCATCCGCCATGTCAAAACCAGCGGATACAACCTGATAAAGTCCACCAGCAATGTCACCAGTGGACTTTCCAGTTTCAACCGCGATCGACTGAACATCGTCACGGAACTTTGCAAGGTTCGTATCATCGACTCCAAGGCTTTGGACATTTGCCATTGCCTTGTTTAAGTCTTCCGAGAACTTTAGAGCGGCACCAGCAGCACCAACGATGGGAAGCGTGACTCCCACCGTGGCAGTTTTACCGATCTTCTTTAACTTCTTACCGACCTTCTCTGAAAACTTGCCTGTGATGCCTTCAGCATTAGACAACATTTCCTGAAATTCGCCAAGGTCTCCTGTTAGTCTGACGAGCAGATTCGCAATTTCAACCTGACCCACTGCCATCGACTCTGCTCCTTGACATCCTCAAGTGCCAACGTGCTTTGACTTCCTCAGATGAAGTTGTCAATTGCTTTGGTCTTACCTTACGTGTCCCTGTTTTGGCGATTTCATACCACGCTTTGAAAGTGTTAAACTGTCGGTTGGTAGTTGTCTCCATTGCTTCACTGAGAGACATGCCAAAGTGTTTGCAATAGAGAAACCAGAAGTGGAATTTTATTGCACGTTTCCCACCGTGTCTTCTTCGCGTTGCTTAATGACGGCGTCCAGCGCTTCACGTTTCTTGATTAGGCTTTCAAGGTCTTCGTCCGAATCCATTTCGCTGTTCTTTTTGATCAGTTCAATCAAACGGTCACAGATTCGACTAGGCCATTTTTCAACCATCAACTTGGAAACAGTCCTTTGTTCTCCCTGTTCTTCGACAGTGGTACATTCGGCCAACAGTTCAAGTTCAGGTTCGTTAAACCCGTCAGACTTAACAGCTTTCCCGTCTTCAAGTGTGATGTTCCTCATGATCCCGTCCTTGTAACGAGACACAGCACCGCCTGAAGCTTCAGTCAAGGTGTAAGACTTGTCCTTGTACTTGAACTGTTGAGTCCATTCTGAAACACCACTGTCAAAATCAATAACTTCACTCATCAGGTCGCTCCAACCTTAGTCACTTAGTGTTCGTCACTTTTTCAATTTCCGGCGGACGAGTTACCGGTGCTTTCTTTTTGGTTGTCGCTTTCGGCTTTACAGCTTCAACGTCAACACGTTCTCCAAACAGTTCTTTCCTTGCTGCATCAATTGAGTCAGCAAGGATTGGAAAAGTTTGCCCATTGATGCCTTGCCGAAACAAAGCACCAGCGGTATCCAGATCGTCTTTCACTTTGGAGTCCATTGTTCAACCTTTCAAGGTTTACGCAACAACTGGTTCTTCTTCGTTGTCACTGCCGTCTGTACCAGTGAACACAAATTCAACATCGGCCAACGGCATTGCTCCGTCAGTCAAACCGGTTGGCTTAAATGATTTCATGTATCCAAAGTCAGCAGATGTTGTTGCATCCGCATATTTGATTGTGATTGTCGTTCTGACGTTAATCAGTGCCCGACATTGTGCACGACTTGTTGAAGTGTAAGCACAGGTCATCGTACCGTTTTCGGTATCAATGAGTCCACGTGGAGCCTTTGATCGTCGTGTTGCGTTGTGTTGAGTTGTTGTGTCAATCGGATCACCGCCTTCGTCTCCAAATGGAGTACCGATTTCAGTTTCCCACAGTGCCACATTTGGATCAGTTGCAAAAGTAATCAGAGACTGATATCCGTCTTTGATTCTTGTTCCAACTGGTGCGACTCTTGTTGTTGCGACAGGAGCAGTCATTTTTCAATCCTTCTTACAGAGTAACCTGAGCGTTAATTGTGAACAGATTCAAACTGGACAACGGAGCAGAACCAATTGGAATGATGTTTGAAGTTCTCGACACACTAACAATTGTGTATGTCGTACCTGAAACAATCACCGCAGTGTTTCTGATTTGTTGGTCCAGTGCGTCTCTGATTTCTTGTGGCTTCTTTGGTGTTGATGATACCGATCTAATACGAATTTGGATACCCAGCTTTTCAACAATCACTCCACTGATTTGCAACCGACCTTCAAGTGTCCCTTGCGTGTCAATTATCGTGATTACGTCATCGGGTTTGTCTGGTTCTTCTGTGACATATACCGGCCATTTGCCGTTTTCAGATGGATCAGTTCCAACTTTCAAATCGTTCAACGCCCGTGCAACCAAGTCAGCAGGGGATGGAAGTATTGTTGTTGCAACCATCAAAATTTTTCCTTGTAGACTTTGGCCGATCCTTTTAAGTCACCTGTTTCCACTGGTGCAAGTTTTTGGGACGCTGCCATCAATCGGTTACCCGCAAGAACTAGAGCCTGGACAAGTGAAACTTTTTTCCCGTGTGCAATACCGTTCTCAAGTGTTCTGACAACCTGTGCTTTCAACTCACTTTGCATTGTTCGTGCAGGTTCTTCAAGAAACTTTGGTTGACCGACTTCCCAATACACACCATGTGCGGGAGGCCGTCTTGGCAGCCCCTTCCATTTCATTTGCGTGTTTTCATGAACGTAAACCGCATACGCTACAGTGTATCCAACGGCAACCGAAACCTTCGTTGATGATCCATAAGCTGTCTGCAGTTTTCGCAGTGTTTGATTCAGCTTTTTGAGTCCTTCGATTCTCATCTGATCCCGTTCAACAACATGCACAAGAAAAAACCAACAGAACAACCAACACAAAACCAAGCAACTCGGACGGGCATCAGATACCGCTCAATTGAAAACGGCTTTTGTGGTTTGATTTCTTTTTCAGGAACTTTGTACGGTTCTTCGTCAGGAAAAATGTCATCCCACATGGTTCGTGTTGACATTAGACCCATCCCTTTTTGTTGATGTAATGTTTCACCATGATTGTGATTGCCTGAATGATCAGACGTTGAAGAATGAACATCAACCAACCACCTGACAACAGACCAATTCCAACCGCTCGTTTTCTTGTGTCTCGAATCAACTTTTGTCGCCAACGCTTTTCACTGATTCCCATCGGTATTTCGCGTGGAAGATCGTCGACAAAGTGTGCAATCGATTTGCATTTTGACAACGGAACTTTTTTATCCATTTCACCGTATAGAGCATGTCCGGCTTCCTCTGGACTGTCACTTTTAATAATCATGATTTTGGTACAACGTTGACGTCAATCGGACTGCTGTCCACATCAATAAAAATTGAATTGTCATTGATCCCAGCTTTAATTTTTGTCACGGTTGTCTTTAAGAATTTCCAGCTGACTCTTGCGGGCGGATCGAACACCAAACCGCCATCCATTGTCATTGTCTGAACACCGCCGAAATCAATTTCCAAATCGTCTTTCGAAAATGTCCCTGAACTCAGAATTGATTTCAATGCAATATAAGCTTCACTGTCGATTTCAATTTCTTTGTCCAGGAACGATTTCGAAACCATCGACTTAGGCTCAACCGCAAGGCTGATGACCAAACCAATCAAAACCACTGCCACGATCGGGGACGGCAGTTTCATCGATTGATCCATTGACGATGGCAACGACCATTCACGCACCGAGTCTGCCAGTAGCCCTCAGACCGCCTGACGTTGGCTGTGCCGCTGTTCGACCATTTAGAGGCACTCTGAGCCATCTGAGACGTTGAACGTCTTACAGAGGCTTTCTGGTGGTTCATACGACCTGTGCCATTGTATGATTTTCTCAGTTGTGCCATCGAATTGGTATGAATCGCACCGTGCAGCTTGCCAAGTTCGTTTTGACTTCTGCCGTCAAGATCAGCAATCTCAAATCCATGTGTTTCCAAGTGTGACTTGCCGACAGGTTGCCGATTGTGATACCAGATTTGTCCACCGTAGTTGTCGACGATGAACTGCACAAAATCATTCTGTTCCTCAACAGCAACTTCAACCTGAATTTGTGGTTTCTGTTGAACTGGTTTTGGCGCAACTTCAACGGCAACTTCAGGCCCAATTTTTTGTTCTTTAACCGACTCCACATATTCCTCATTAGCTTCTGAAGAAAGAGCAATGATTGTAAAAGACAAGCGATCCAATTCGGCTTCCAGTCTGTTGATCTTTGCAACCAAATCAGCACCACATCTATCACACTTGCATTGCTCAACTTCGACTGTGTTTGAAACAGCTTCTTCCGGGGCTGGGGCCGATCCCATAATCAAAGAGATTAATCCAACACCAATAACCAAAACGTTCGGACTCATTTGTCTACTCCATCAAAGTGAAAGACCGTCGGTGAATTCGTTGAAGGTAACTTTCCGAGGCTCAAGATTTTCCATGTCAGAAACGCCGATGAAAACCGTGAACTTATCACGAAACATTTTCTCGACTGATTTCTGATTCCACGTCGCCCAGCCCTTATCCCCCCAACGTTCATCCCAGCTGTTATTTATGTCAGCCTCCCCAGGCCGTTTCTTGGACATCTGCGCACCACACAAAGCATGACCACCGCCGCGACCACCCTTGAAGTCGGTAACGTGTTCACGATTGACAGAACTGTTCCAGCGAATGCCAAGACTGATTGCTCCCAAACCAGCTTCAAGAAACGTTGTCAAACCGTCCCATGATTCAATGCGAATCTGTTTGCCAGCTTTAAACCGTGCAGCAGATGGCAGACATTGTTCCTTGTAGTGTGATGGTCTGCGATTGTCGTATTTCTTACCGGGATACTTCCAAAGGTCTTCGCGACAGATACCAGTATTCATCGCAAGTTTGACACCACCTGAAATCGTTGAACCGCGATCCCCTTTGATGCCGTCCAAGCGTTGCGTTTCGTAGTATCCCATTGCCCGTGAAAGTTCGAGCGACTTCTTTCCGATGGCAATACAAGAACAGATTTCCAACGCGGTTGAAATTGCGTGTCCCTGACATGCTCCTTGTGACATTTGGTTTTCGGTTTTGATGATCTCCCGAAAGTCAAAATCGTTCGCTTCGTAGTGTCCTCTCATTGCAAGAACTTCAGCTTCTCCCGGCAGTGAGTCAAGTACGCCGAAATCCTCTTCCTCAATGAGCCAACCACCCGCAAGCTTGAGATATTCTTTGAATGGATCACTCATAACTGTTTGGTTTTTCAGTCTGTAGTCCCAATTTGCGTTCCCTTAAACGCTTTACAGCTTCGTCGGCTTTCTCGTTCCACCAAAGTGCAAACACTTCCTGTGTTGGTTCTTTGTGAGACTCTGACCGTGCAGCTGACAGCAACTCCTGGAACTTGTTTTTGGTTTCTTCAGTTCGTTCTGCCTCTTTCAATTCAAGAATGATCAGTGCAGTTGCTTCACGGTATCTGTCATCGGCTTTGTCGAGACTGTCAGCAGTACTAACAAAACCCCCACCGTCAGCAGGGAAGAAAGCAATGACAGCAGCAACAACCAGTCCGATAATCGGTAAGGTGTTTTTATCCATCAGTTTTTGCCCTCTCTTTGACTTCACCTAATCGCATCATTTCGGCTTTCACAATCTCCTGAGTGTTTTTTCCTGATGTTAAGTATTCAAGCTTAAGTTGAGCATTCGCAAACGGACAACTGGAAACCAGTTCATTGATCCGTTCGGTGAATTCATTCAACTTCTTTGGAGGGAGTTTCTTTGGTTTACTCAGTTCTTCAACATCACTGACCGTCGAATCAGTTTTCAAGTTGAAGTAATACCAACCAACTGAAACAACAGTGACAAGCACTGCAATCATTTGATTGGGAGCCATCAAGAAACTCCTTCAGTTACTTTTGCAGCTTCTTTGCCTGCGTCTGCAATACCCTGTCCAACGATGTACGTCATGATCAGTTGGAGGATTTCAGTTACACGGTCTTCAGCGACGCCAAATCTCTGAGAAAGAAAAGCAGCGATCATCCCGATGATCATTGCCAGAAACTTTTTTGACTTCAACAGGTCAGTCCACATGTGTTCGCTCCTGTTCAGGCGGTGATTGTTGGGAGTTCATCCTTGAACCTGATTAGTGCGGCGGTCCTTCTAAAGTATCGTCCCTTGATGTCGGGTGTCGAAGTGAACGAAATGATTTCAAACAGGTTTGTTGCGGAAGAATAAACTTCTGGAAGACCGACCCAAATGATTGAACCAACAACAACTTCCTGGTCCAAATCTCTAAGCATCGCATCAGCTGAAACTTCGTTCCCCTGTGCGTCACTTGTCTTGATTTTCTTATTCTCAATGCGACCGGTTATCAAAACACCTGCGAGCACTTTTATATTGGAGTAACGGTCTTTTCCTGCCGCTTCCCAATAGGTGAAATTGGTGGTTGCTCCGTGTGTTTCGATTTCAGCCATTAGTGGATATTCTGATTTGCTGATGAATATTCAGTTCCGCCCCAATTGACCGTCGCTGTTTTGGACAATCCCTCTTTGGCTTCTTTATCGCGTTTCGCAAGCCAGTTAGTTTTGTCGAGAAGCATCGCGGTTTGACCGTGAAGCGTACTGGAAAGGAACATGTCATCTGAACCCCGGAAAGTACCTGAAGCATCCCCGGTTTTCTTTGTCTTTAACTGTGGATCACGAACCGCATAGAAATGAGCGGCAATCCACACTTCAATTTGTGTCAACTCTGTTGCAGCCAGACAAGCTTCGTTAGCTGCGTCCACTGCCGCAAGTTGATCAACAAGAATGTTTGCAGCAGCAATGAACGGGGTCAACGATATTGAACTAGCAACATCGATGATCCCCGTCACGTCTGCGTCAACAGCTCTAATCGCCATCAACGTCCCCCCATGCTTCTTTGACAATCACAAGTAATTCAGCTTTGGAAGATGCCTCAGAGATTTCCAAGTCATTTTCCGTCGCGAATTCTTTCAATTGCAGCACCGTCATTTTGTCGAAATTGGGGTTTCCACTTTCGTCTTGATCCGGTGCAGGAGTTACGTCAACGATTGAGTGTCCGTCATCAGTGATCCGTGCGAATTTGATTGCCCCGAAAGAATTGTGTTTGGAGAGATCTGACTTTGAGTCAATAACATCTCCAGCCATTTCATCTTTGCCATAGGTTTTACCACCTTCGCTGTGAACACCAATGAGAACACGAAATCGTCCAAACGTTTTAGCCATTATGTCGCTCCAACTTTCTTAGGATGTCGTGCCGTGAACAATACCGGTTGAACCACCGGGGAAGTCTTTGATGAAGGGCACTTGAATTCCCATCACCTTGAAGTTTGTTCGCATGCCACCAACAGACTCCCACTGAACAGTACTGATGTTCATCCCGTTCACGGCTTCGACAACGTCAGAAGTCATTTGAACAAGAATCACAACGTCGCCTGTCAGGTAATCAAGACGACGGACGCCGTTGATCCCATCGATGGCATTCAGTCGAGTTCGAACCGTGCCAGTTGGTGCAGCCAACCCTTGAGCGGCGGTTCCTGTAACGTAGTCGCCGTCCAACAGTGCGTCATATGCCGTTGACACATAACACATGAATGGACCGTAGAAGTTCTGAGCGTATGCAAGTTCACGCATTGCCAAAACTTCGTCAACGAACGTCGCAGGAACAAACGAAGCAGACGCGGTGACGTCAGTTTTCGTAATTCGCTGTCCGTGGTTGGTGTAACCTTTCACCTGTGGACGAGATCCATAGGTTGTGGCATCACCGAACGCTAAACCAGTCACAGTTCCGATCAAAGTTTTTTCGATCGTTTCTGCAACACGTCGGGCGGCAGCTTCAGCACGGATTGTACTCTGCGGACGACCGCTCTTTCGAGAGATCTGCAGGGCACGCTTGGAAAGCCAAAAGTCGCTGTGAGTGATCGGCAAAGGGAGACCCTTCAGCGTGTACTCACTTGCGTCTGTGCGGCCTTCAGTCAGTGCATCCATATCAACGACCGCTTCACCGTCATCGGAAAGCGTTTCGTATTCAAGGACGGTACTCGACATGCCATCGAATCCGGAGATCGAATTCGCGGAAGACAAGTCAGCCCACGCACGAAGCCGGTTTCGAACAGCAAGTTGGACACGTCGGTCAAATCGAACCCACTGATCCTTTGACAAGGTGGTTGCATTGAAAACCGGCGATTCAACACCAGCATCCTGCAGGTCACGAACTTCAACAACTTCAGTCACTGGAAAGTCGACTGCAGTACCGTCAGAGTTACAGATCATTTCCCCTTTGGGATTCTTTCTATTCTCTGATCGACCAGTGTTGACGCAACAAACCGGAATCAGTTTCTGGTCTGAAGCACGGGGAGCAAAATACGGTCGAAGCAGTCCGGTATCGAAATGGACACCATTGCCATTGTCGATATCCAAAGCCTGTGCCAAGTCTCCTTGGCCCTGACCGTTGATAATCATATCTGTCCACATAGTGTTCAATCCTTTCGGGATCAAAAAAAGAAGTTTGTTATACGCCTGAAACCATCATGTGATACAAGGCATCAGCTGCCGGATCACTTGCTGTTTCCATGCAGATGAATGGTTCCGCTTCAGGCGTGCCTGTGGTCAGAATCAATTCGCCAGTGCCGTCGTCCACTATCATTTTCTGACCGATGGCGAGGGCACCAGCGGAAGCCTGGACGAGGACATTCAGTTGTTCACCAATAGCGGGAACATACATGAAGATTCGATCACCGGCAGCATATGCCGTGGAATTCGTTCCGCCGTTCAATTTCGATTCAATTGCAACGACAATCAGATTCCGTTCACCGTCAGCAGCACCGTTGAAAACTTCCCAAGTGTACCGACCTTCAATTGGTTCAACAGCTGCATCCAGCTGCATGCAATGTCCAGGCAAAGCCACGCCTGTTGAAATACCTTCGAGAAAAATTCCCCGAGGATTTGAAGCCAAAATAATTGACTTGCCAAGTGCCATAACTGAGATCTCCCTTCAAGAGATTTTGGTTTGAAATTAGTCCCAGGACAGGTATGGAACTTCGAGTTTTTCAGACTCTGCAAAACGTGGTCCAGTGGCATTCGTCACCGGTACTGTTCGAGAAGCCCGACCAGCATACCGTGGAGTTGCTTCAACTTTTGCGGGAGCTGATCCTTTCAATTCACGAAGCGTTTCCAGTTCGTCAATTGATTTTGAATTCAGAACCGCAGTCAGTGCTTCTTTCTTTTCGTCAGCAATGTCTTCCAAGAGACTGTTGACGATTTCAGCGTGCTGACGTTGTCGAGTCTGGCGAGCATACTCGATATCTTCCCGCATTTCTGCAGGCAACTGTTCCAGACTGATTTCAGCCTTCGCAGCGTTTTCGATTTTCACTTCTTCTTCCTTCGGTTCTCCGGCAACCTTCTGTTCCACGGTGTACTTACCGTTCACAAAAGATACCTTGACGTGTTCGTCTTCAAATCCTTCCTGGATGCTGTTGACGAGTTCAGTATTCTTGTCTGAGGCTTCGATACCTTTCAGAATGTTTTTCAGTTTTGGGACTGTAAAATCATTCAGAATTTCGGAATCGTCCTCTGACCAGCAGTCACAACCGCTATTCACGATTGTGTCGACCAGTTCGTCTTTCTTCATTGCGTTTTCCTTTTCACTGGAGTTAAGAACTGGCCGGAATTTTACTTCACGGACCACTTCGACGGGCACACCAACAAGCTTCACTTGATTGTCGGATTTGGTGTATTTTATTTTGAACCACATTCCGTCCCGCGAGTAGATTGCAGAACGTGAAAGAATGTCATCACTGCCAACCCAGATTTCATCGTCATTTTCGTAGTTGCGGACCAACTGATTCAGAGCGGTTTGGATTGAACCGTGTGTCAGTTCATTCACAAGAATTCCACAACCCTGATCAATGCTGCAGGCTGCAGGCTCGTCCAATAGGATTGCAAGGTGGTCCGGGTTGATGTCGGCAGCTGAGAAATTGTAAGAGTCCCCATTGTAGACTCCGTCAACTTCAATCAACCTTGCCTTGGATATGCCGGTACTGACAGGCAGTGCTTGCCCGTTGTAAATGCCTTCAAGAATCCGTTTGTCTTTTGTGTCAGCAGCTTTGATGTCGATCCAAGCTTCAGCTTCAAGGTCACCTTTTTCTGAAGTGGAAGAGTTTTGAATGACACCAACAGACTCACGCAACATCTTTGCAGTACGTGCAGAAACGTGTTTACCGTTTCTTTTCGGGTGTCCAAGAACGATAGGCATCCCGTTCCATAGTTCGGTGCTTTTTTCGTTCTCAACACTTGAATAGAAAACAGGTCCACGAGAACCACTGAAAACTCCCTGCCGCATCATGCGAATAGGAGCAACCAGATACTCAGTTCCTGACACTGTTTCTGTTCGGGGTTTTGCTGTCAGTGCTGCGTTGACAAAAAACAAGGTTTAATCTCCACTGTGGTTTTGGTACCAACCAGTAAAGCTTAAACCTGTCAGGTGTTCTCTGTATAGGGAATCACCTAAGTATCGCGTCCATGGCTGAATAGAATCAACCAAGTTTGCGAGTCATGATGTAAAACCTACGTGTTCCCTCTGACACACAGTGAATCTCGCGACCGTTTGGCAATTTCTTTCGTAGTGCCTGAATCGTTTTTGCCATGTTTGGTTTGCTGATTTGAGGATCATTTCTGACTTCTTTGATGCAGTCCAACACCCTCATCATCGGATGTTTAAGACCGTCAGAAAACAATTCCATCAATCGTAGTTCAGTTTCAGTGTAAAACATTTGTTTTTCCATGGTTTTAGCATTCATCCTGCCGCTCATTTCAATCCATCAATTGGAATTTTGGTAGTGCCCGACCTGCGTCCATTTGATTTAAGATGTCGCTGCCAGTATTCAGTATGAGGTGTCGCTTCGCCAATAGATCTCCATATCCCTCTTGAGTCTTGAAACACAGAGATCTTTTTGTTGTTGCTGGTTTTGATGATGCCGACCTTTGTTCCGAAATCATCAACCCAGCTAATCCTGTGGTTTGAGTTCATTGACCAATTTCTCCGCTAGTTGTTTCAACTCGTTTTCCAAAATGGAGGGCTATTGTCACTTAGCGGCATGGCTCAACTTTCAATTCAAGGTTCCATAGGTTCTGCCAACAACTAAACCATCCTTGTCAAATTCAACAATCTCCGCTCGTGTCGCATTCTTCTTATCGGCAACGTTCCCCTTTGAATCTTGATAGTAGATTGTACTACTGACTCCACCGTTCGGTGTGTTACCTTTTTTGGTTTCTTCAGTTTTCATAGTTTAACCATCATCCTCAAAGACACAACATTCCTCAATGGTTTCGAGATACACCCACATTGTATGTCCGTCAGACAATCTCTTACATAAAATCTCTTTCACAAGAGATAGGCTTCCCTTAAAACGTTTGTCCATCACTTCATACTTTTTGGATGACTTGTCTGTAATTATCTGTCCAATTTCCACGAATAGAGACATGATTATTTTCTCTTTGTTTTGGTTTCACTATCCTTTTCAAACAGGATTCCATTATCCCCTTTGAACGGCTTAGAATGGTCATGTTCCCCGTAGTAGATTTCTTTTGGAATCCCTGAAGGAAAAGCAACACATCGATTCGCCGTTGAATAGTGTTTGCAACTCATACATTGCCATTTTACCAGTACAGTCATAGTCCCAACTCTTTGAATAAACTGACCAACAACTTTTCAGGACACGCTCCAGTTTGTCGGTACATTAGAAAACTCTCCGCGAAGTATTCAGCCCCATTTGTTGTTGCGTACTGTGAAACTTCAATTCCATTTCCAATCTCTGCAGCTTCGTCAAACATGTTGCTGTTAACGCCACTGAATTGAAGGGATTCCGCTTCTGTTCTGTAATTGTGTTTTGTTTTCAGCTTTGAAAGAATGGATTTCACTTCATCACTGTGTTTGTCAAATCCCAGCTGCAAGTCAGTCTGGAGAACGTGAGCGTATTCGTGTGTGATAGCCTCTTCCAGCTTCACCGCTCTTGTGTTGTTCTTTGTCATTGCTCGTTTCTTTACAGCTGCGTCGGACAATCTAGGTTCATCCAAAGCTTTTTCAAGAGCCTCTTTGTATTTTGTGAGCCTTTCGATTTCATGGTCATCAAACTCTGGAATTAGATCATCAAGTTTTTTCGTCGTCTTTCTAACTTCATCTTGATATCCCTTCCGCACTTTTCTAATTGACTTGCGTTCCTTCAAAATCGCGGCTTCAAGCTGGTCATCGAAGTTTCCTGCAATTGTGAATTTGGCTTCATTCGTTGAATGCCTCAACATCTGAAAACTACCGCCAGCAGATCCCTCTTCCATTTTTACGCCGACCAGTTCAAACGTTTTACCACTTTTCAAAGCGTTGGCTGATTCAAGGTCACTTAGTGTTTTGTTTATTCTGTTTGCCTGATCAACGGTAACGTTTTTCAAATCAACTTTCCCAACGCTTGTCATAGTCTTGGAAAAGTTTTCAGCTTCGTCTATTGTCTTTGCTGTTGAGAAAGTCACCGGACTCGGAACAGATTCAACCGCTTTAACTTTCTTCACAGTGTCGCCAACAATCTCTTCGATGGCTTTGAACTTCTTAGGGAAAAGTTGTTTTAATTCTTCACGTTGCATAACCCACATTTCCATAGCTTCTGCAAAGTCTTCAGCAGTGGATGCCGCTCCATAAGTTGTGACAGGTTTTTCAACAAGTTGAGCTTTACCATAATTGCTGGACGTTAGTGGTTTGGTTTGGTTCCACGTCTTTTTAGCTAAATTGTGTCCAGCTTCGTGAGAGAATGTTCCCATTCCCATTGGTCTATTATACACAACAACAGAACCGTCTCCACCAGTTGCAGCGGATACAAATCCCGGCATGTTATATTCCTTCTCCCAGAACGAATCCTTATTGTTTCTCTGAGAAGAAAAGATAACCCGATCGGTTGAGTTCCATAGCTTGTCAGGAAAGTTTTCACGGTGGGTGACTGATTCTCTGATCGTTCCTGCCGCCCATTCTCTTCCCTGTTCTGTGTCAGGGTAAAAAAACTGAATCCCTTCAA